GTTCAACACTAAAGCCTACACCTGTACCACACATTAAGATATACATAGTCTCGTCAAAAGATCTGGGGCTATCTACTGGTATATAGGAACAGTTATATCCTGCTACATTACACCTATCTAATGCAGGTCCTGAAGTCATCATAGCTCTCATGCTAGGCATGACCTCTAAGCTCAATACAGCCTCCTCAAGCTCTTTTCTGATACTATCTGGTAGGTTATACTGGTGCTTTTTGGCAATAGCATCTGTCATAAAATCAAAGTATCTTGAAACAGTTTCTGCCCAAGTCTCTCTTCTTTGATCTCCCTCTCTCCATCTAGCATATCTAGACAAAGCTATAAAATGTTGATAGTCAGTTGGTAGTAAATTACTCATCCCTCTCCCCTTTGTAATACCTTTAAATTTAAAACTGTTATACCATTTATTTCGTGAAAATGTTGTTCGATACTTTCTTCTATATCCTCAACTACATAACCATCTGTAGGTACAGGATATTCTTCTGGATCAATCTCTAAAGAGATCATAGCTTTTACTCTGGTTTTTCTATACATTTTTTATAACACTTCAATTAGTTTATTCAGATACCATTGAGCTTTTTGTAAATCTTCTTTTGGTTTACTTTTATAGTTATATCTCCAAAGATATTTTTCAACATTACCTTTTAAATATCCATGAAATTCTAAGTCGCTCATAGAGGCACGAATACTATCAATACATTCTATACCATATTGATTATAATGTTTTGGATGATTAACATTATCATTATTAGTTTGTCTAATAAATTCGATAGCTGAATGATGATCATCTGCAAATGATTGTGACATATGTATTTCCTTTATAGTTAAAGTTAAGCATCATAATTTTTTTTATGTTTTGTAAAATCAACAGTAAGAACATTACCATCTGATTCTACCACATTTGGCTCTTTAGTTACAGGAGAATTTTCAAAAACAGAATTTTCTCTTGACCTTAATGACCACTCTGCCAATTCTTTTACATGAGAAAACTCTTCAAATAAAGATAATGATATAGACATTAACTTTTGAATTTTAAAAATCTCATCAAAGTCATCTTGTTTTAAAGGGGATTTGGGATGAACAACTAAATTAATATCTATTTCCCCTACCCAATTACCCTTGTCATCAAGTAATGGAGAAAGCTGAATAAAAAAATCTTTAGGGTCATAATTAAATGTTGTCATTTCTTTTTTCTCTTTTCCCCTTTGAAAGAAACAAAGGATTGAATTTTAGGTTTAGCTTTTTCTTTAAGCCAATCTTCAGGAATAATTCTACTGTAGTATCTAAAGCCATATCTAATACACCATTGTGCATAGGTGGACTTAGCACCCTTACGTAATTTCTTATTACTATTTGTAAACACAAAACGTATATCTAACTCTGGGTGTTGTTTCTTTATGGCTAAATGCTTTCGCCTATCCATAGTGGTAAACATACCCTTAGTTTCAATGATAATATTATTGTGCAAAATAAAATCAGGGGTATAGGTTCGGTATGCTAAATCTTCCCACTCTATTTTAATACCTTCATACGAATAAGTAATGTTTAAATCGTCAAGATATTGGGAAACTTTGTGCTCTAAACCAGACCTATACCCCAAACGTCTAGCAACAATATATTGCTTTGCATCCACTAGACGTTCCCCACCATACTAACATAGTCAACAATCTTAGGTTCTTTTGCTTTTGATTTAACCGCAGGTAAAGATTGTAATTCTTTCCAACAGTCTTGTTTATAATTACAAAAGCCACAGCTTTTACTTAGGATTGTATTACCTGTTTCTTTACCATAAAAAGTTTCACGAACAGGCTCAAAGCATCTAGTGAATTTATTCTCTTTAATTTTCTCTGATAGTTTTTGAATTTTATTATATTCATTATCAATATTTATATCAGATTTAACGTATTTAAAATCACCATTAGCTTTGTTAACAACCCACCATCCACCAGCTTCTTTGCCAGCAGCTTTAGCATAACCTGCGAGTTGGGCAACATAACCAAAGTCATCCATACTATCTAGATCTTCAAAGGATTTAAACTTATGTTTATATGACCAATCAGATGCTGACTTAACATCATCTATTGCTTCATTAATTTCTAAGTCTGTTGTTCCTTTGATGGTAGAGCCATCCTTTAATTTTAACTCTACCTGTTCACTATCTTTAAACTTTACTTTTGCCTCAGTTAATATTGCTTTGAATACAGCCTCAACAATATCACCTATCATCATATTCATAACAAAAGTGCTTGGTTTTGGAAGAGCAACATCAGGTTTATTTTTATCATACCATAGTTGGCAGTAAGGTCTACCAACATTAGACATACGTAACCTAAATGTGTCTCTCTTTTCACCGCTATTAAACTGACGTTTTAAAGCAGATCGTATGTCATCACATACCTTGTCAATCGTAGCATCTGACATTTCAGTTTTGCTATCTTTGGCATTTTCTAGGTACTGATGAATAGCTAATTCAGCAGGATGATGCATAGCTATTTTTTATCTGGTTTAGATGTGGAAGTTTTATTAGTCTCTGTTTCAGCCTCCTTAGAAACTACTAACAATCTCTGAACCAAAGAAGCGACTTCATTGTAAGGTCTTTTACTAAGGTATACAACAATATCTCTTAGTAAGGTAGTTTCAATATTTATCTTTTCCATTAGGCTGATGCTCCTTCATCTTCAATATCAACAAATGATTCAACTGTTGCTACTTCCTCGTCTGAGGCTTTAGCTTTTAGATTCCATTCACTAGAAATATATTCATTGTAATTTTTAATCCATAAAACAAAGTCAGAAAATCTATCTTGCTCTTCTTCTTTTATTTCTAATGTCTTAGATAAATCTAAAGATACAGTTGGAACATAGAAGCTACTACCATTAGGTAATTTTCTTTCTTCTGTATCTGCTTTAATGGTATGTTGAACGGGCAATCTCTTTGATTGAAATAATTTTTGAAATGGTACACCTAAATTTTTAAATGCATCACGATTATCAACCTCCCATATAAAAGGAAGATCTTTTATTTCATGTTGATTACCACTTTCATCAGTACCTTTAGCAGTTACTGTACCAAAAATTACACGTACACGTTTTATCTGACGAATTAAATTTTGTAAATCTTCTGACAAGGATTTAAAATCTTGTATGTAACCAGCAGGTTTACCACAATTAAATCCACCAAGATTATCTTTAAGATCAATGTTAAGGGAGTCACCCATAACTGTTTTTACAAACATATTTTTAACATCACCAGAACCTTTAACAAATCTTTTATACATAAATCTTTGCATATAAGGTCTAATCTTTATGGATTCACAGTAAACAATAGAATCATTCTCAGGGTTTTCTATTTTAAAATTCCCTGCGGTAACAACTTCTACGTTTACTTTCTTTCCCTTAATCTGTTCTGTTCCCATAATAGGGGTATGACTAATACGCAACCGAGATAATGTACTACGAGGTTTATCAGAGTTACGTGCTTCACTTGTTATGCCCATGACCGCTGCCATTTGTGCATAATTATTTGTATCTATTGTTGTTATATTACTCAAGGTAAGTTCTCCTTTTTGTTAAAGTCTGAGAGTTATATCACATAGTGTCCTTAGTGTCAAGCCAATTAGGACCTATTTTAGACTCTAATAATAAGGGTACATTAAAGTCTATAGACCATTGATTTGAAACAATATCTCTCAAGGATTTGTTTATTTCTTCTATTACATTTAGAACTTTTTTCTCCTCACTAGGATGTACATCAATAACAATACTATCGTGAACAGTATTTACTATACATGACTGTAATCCTTTAAGAAGATCTTCTATATGTAACATAGCTAGGGGTACAATATCTGCTGTTGCAAATGATTGTACTGGATAGTTTTTAATCTGTGTAAATTTTGTGGGTTTGCCATTTCTCCTTCTGGTTACATCTGGAAAAGAAAATTCTCTCCCTGATGGGGTTTTAATAATTGTGTCATTCAATGCTTGCTTGGCTAATTCTTCATGCCAATCAACAATACCTTTGTATTTTTCATTGAAGTGTCTATAGTATTTAGCAACCGCTGTTGTTCTACCATAACCTGTAGCACCATACAGAGGTGCAAAGGTGTGGGCTTTAGCATCTTGTCTGCTTGTAATCTCTCCTGCATCCGTTATAATCTTAGCTGTATAACTATGCACATCAAAACCTTCTGATACCTCTTTCATTGCAATAGGATCTTGTGATAAATAAGCTGCTGTTCTAAATTCTAACTGTGCAAAATCCGCTTCTAATATTTTACCATTCTCAAAACGAGAAACAAAAACTTTTTTAATAGGAAACGTACCACCTCTAGGCATATTCTGCATATTAGGATTCTTACCACTAAACCTTCCTGTAGATGTACTTATCTGAGATAACTGTACGTGAAGTTTACCATCTGGTTTTGTAAATGATTCTACACCTTCAACAAAAGCAGATAGGTATGTATCTAATGCACTCAATCTGCGAACACGTTTTAAAAAGAGAGCAGCATTTCCCATGTTGTTACGCAATGCAATCTTTTCTAGCATATCTATTTTATTTTTACTTGTTGAGAATCCATGATTACTAATCCAATCAGCATTAGGAACTCTAAACTTTAATCCTGCAAGTTTTTTTGTTGGTACAACAATATAACCTTCACCACTACACTCAGGACAATTGTTTTCTTTAGCAAAAGGTGATCCATCTTTTTTAGTTTTTCTTATCTTGCCTTTACCCATACAATTTTTACATTGCTTTGCATTAGAAATGTACACAAGCTCAGATAAATTTTCTACTTCTCTCTTAAACTCTTTAGGATCTGAGAAAAACTTTATCTTATCAGCCCAATTATTTTTATCTTTTGGCTTACGAGAATATATAACCCATGATAATTGTTCAGGCGAACTAAGATTAATAGGAACATCACCCATCAATTCTTTTGTTTGCCAATATACTTCTTCTAGTAATTCTTTCTGCTCAGTTTCAAATTCTTTTCTAACCTCTTGAAGAGCCTCTTTATTTATTTTAAAACCTCTATTGTTTATTTTAGCCAGACAAACAGCAACCTTGTTTGTTAGGACAACTGTGTTCATAAGAGAGGAATCTTCTTTTGAGTTAAGTCTAAGATAAAGTTTATTAGATAATTCCTGTGTAGCATTTAAATCATCAATTAAATAAGAACACAACTTCTCATAATCCATATTTGCTACTGTGCCACCAGAATCAAGATGATCTTTTAATGCGGTTTGCTTTTGTGTTTCTAATTTATATTGTTCAGCACAAGCAGCTAAAGTTAAAGGGGATTTTATACCCCTTCTTAGTACATACTCACCCAACATAGTATCAAATACAGGACCATCATATTTAAAACCACACTCCCATAGCCACGTTAAATCATAAACAATATTATGACCTATCAATATAGTTGCATCATCTAATAACTTTTGCAGGTCATCAGGCTTATCTACATCCGTAACTTGTTCGTGATTAAAAGTAAAAATACGAACATCACCTTGATCCGTTTTAGTTCCAACCATAACAAGTTCATTATTAGATTCATATGGATCTATATGTAACTTACCATCACGAGTAACACCTGTATTTTCAACATCAATAGTTAACTTCATATCCTTAACCTCACTTAGTAGAGTGTTTCAATAAAAATTTAATAAACTCAGGATTGTCTCTATAGAACCCTGCCTCAAACATGGAAAATACAGATACTATTCTTTCTTCTGTATCTTTGTCTAGTAAATTACCGATCTTATATATTGCATGGTTTATTTCATGTTTTATAGTTTCTACAAGAATAGGTCCACGCAAATTTTGTTCTATACGAATACGTGAATCCATATAACTAAAGTCACCAAACAATTCTCCATTTAAAGGTACAAAGTTTATTTCAATATCAAATGGACCTATACGTACAACTAAATCTTTTAAGAATGGTTCTTCTTTTTTCATAATTATTTTACTCCTACTGGTGTATCTATATCAACAACTTGAGCACCATCTTTAATTGCTTTGTTTGCTTCTTCTTTAGGCATTTCTAAGAAGTTCATGTTAATACTAAAAGATCTTCTTTCGCCATCACTATAAAAAGGATATACACAATGAAACAATTCGGCAGGAAACAACCAGAAGTCACCCACTTTAGGTTTAACCATAAAGTTTGTTGCGTTCCAATTGCCTGATGAACCATGTGCAAATTGAATATGTCCATGTGCAGGATGATGATCCTTGTAATCTTCTTCACATTCTTTTTCATAGTCATCTGGTAATCCAAGATAGCCAACACAAGAAATCCTACAACCTGTATGGATATGTAATGGATTATATTCATGTTTAAATTGTCTCACATACCAAGCAGACATTACCTGTATACCATAATCGAATTTACTCATGTCTAGTTGTTCATTCCATACATGAGTACGTTGGTGTGACCATGCCACCCATCCTGCAATAAAATTAGAAAGTTCAGCTAATACTTTTTCTTTTATTTCTTCATCCCAAGCTAACTCTTGGCTAACCTTACCAACTAAATGATCTGAAAAATCTTCTAACTTATCGACCTTCTCATCCATCTTATCATTTAAAAATTTTACTAACCCTGCTGATAATTGACAGTAACCCATTGACGGACCAAAGGGTGCTATAAATT